GCAGCAGCACCAGGCACCGCAGCATCGAAAGACACGCCCACCGGCGCCGCCCGGGTCAAGCTGGTCGCTTCGAACTCGGCCTCGTAGTTGGCGATGTCCACCAGGTCAAGGTTCAGCTTCTCGCTGTATCGGTCGAAGATGCCCAGCAGCAGACTATCGACCTCGCTCAGCAGCCGCTCCAGGCGAGCGACGGTGTAGTCCGTCAGGTCCGCCCGCGTCAGCCGCTCACGAATCGAGCGGTCGATCTCCTTCAGGAAGGGGGCGAACTTCTTTACCTCTCCCGACTTCAACTGCTCAAGGAACACCGCGTGCCGAATGGTAGCGTCAAGGATTGCTTGGTTTGCCGCCATTCGGAATTACCTCTTCGTCATCCAAGGCTGGCCCGGCGCTCTGCGCTTCGAGCTCGTCCCGGATCTCTTCGTCCGTCTTCTCCGGGTTGATCACGCCGCGATCGCGCAGGTACTGCCAGAAGTCGCCTTCGGGCAGCTTGCCGCCCTGCACGGCATTGAACAGCGCCGCAAGGATCGTTGCGTCCAGAGTGATCTGGCTGAAGTCTTGGTTGAGCTTGTAGACCACCTCGCCGGTGGCGTTCACGAACTCGGCCATCCAAACCAGGCACTGGCTGTACGCCTCGCTGACGTTGCTCACCACTAGGGAGAGAACGCTGTGTTCGGCGGCGCTGTCGTTGTCGGCCTGGGTTGCTGTCTTCACTGCACTTCCACGCTCGATCAGTCGGGCGCCGAGCGACACCATGTCCTGCTTCTTGGCGTCCATGGCCTCTTTGGCGACGGTGTTGGGCTGCGCCTGCCATACGCCACATGCGCCATTCACAGGGAGCAGCCAAGGCGCCCTGGAGCCCAGGAAGATCCCGGCCTTTTCGAGGTGGTCGCGCCATTGCTCATCAAGACCAGACATCCATGGTTGGGGCTGGCCCACCAAGTACGCTGCCTCTTCATAATCCGCGCTGTTGCGGTAATGCCCGATGTTCACTTCGGCCATGTCGTACAGCGGCGAGTCGTCGATGCTGGTGTCGTTGTTCTCGCTGCCCAGGAACTGGAACGGGATGATTCGCCATGGCTGTCCGGCTCCGTTCAGCGGGGCAAATGGCGCTACGGTCATCTCCGTTTTGCTAGAGCCCTCCTCCCATACTTCCTGGGTGTACACGCCGGACACATCCAGGCGCAGTACGCGATATTGCACAACCTGCTCACTGCCGAACCCGTCGTCAGTATCAACGTCGATCTTTTCGCGCAGCACAACCAGGCTCAACAAGTGCTGACCGCCAACCTGGCGCGTCTTCCAGTTGATGATTGATTCAGCCGGGTAACTGGCGACGTTTGCACGGGCGCGACCGGCCTGCTCGTCTGCCTTGCTCACAGTGCCGGGCTCAACAGCGGCGTAATCCACCAGCAAGCCGTGACGGCCAACTTCGAGCAAATGCCCGATAACCGACTGCGATTGCTGGTAAACGCTGACGCCTTGCCCGTCGATGTCCTTTGTCACGTAGTCGAGCGCACCGGGAACAGTCAATGTTGGCCAGGTACGGAACACCGCTCCCACCAGGCTGTGTTTCGTGCGCCCAGTTGCGTTGTAGAACACAGCGCGCTTCTTGTACGCGTCGTACCGGTCCTTGTTGTCCTGTGACTTGTCCGAGGCGTTCGGCCTGGGCAGGTAGTAATCGCCAGCAGCCTTGACTGTTTCCGAGCCCTTGCAGACGTCGCGCACCAAGCGCCAGCGGTACTTCGCCGCCGTGTACTCAGGGCGGGTGAAAGTGACGTCCGTCATCGAGCGACCCCCATTTTCATTGCGGTGACCGGTTTGATGATCGGGTACTCGCGGTGGATGAAGTAGCCACCGGCGTCGTTCGCGTGATCGATGCCGGCGGTCTTGTCTGGCTCCCCGTTTGTGCCCCACACCTGCTGCTCCAGGCCATCGGCATAGGTTGGGCAGGTGAACGGGTTGACCAGGTAGCGGCGCTCGCCCTGCGCATTGCAGAAGACGGCGTTCATTGCGTTGATTCGGTCCTTCACAGGCGGGTTTGCCGCTGGAGCGATGACCGCGAACCCGGCCTGCTTGAGCATGGCCAGGTCGGTGATACTGGCGTTCACGGATTTCCGCGAATCGCCCGAGGCATCCGGGTAGATCCTGATCTCGCAAGTCTTCTTGAAGTCGTTGCCGTCGTGCTGCCAGTAGCGCTCTTTGATCCGGCGGATCATGTCGGGCGTGTCGTAGCCGTCGATCAGCTCATCCACGGCCCTGGGCAGCCCCTGGTCACGCTTAACATGGGTAATCGCCGCCATCTTGCCGACGTTGAAGTCCATCCCGATGAACAGTGGCTCACCAGGCTGCACGGTGTCGAAGCATCCATTGAGCTTACGGTCGTAGGCGGTGTAGATCGTGCCGGACGTCAGGTTGACGAACTGGCCTTTGAGGTACGCCATGATCAGCTGCGGCGGATACGACTCCATCAGGGAAGCGATGTAGTCCTCCGGCAAGTTCAGCTCGTTGTCGAAGGTGCTGGCCTGCACCAGGCCGTACATCTCCTTGAGCGACGGCTTGTCGCGCAGCTGCTTCACGAACTGCAGGAAGACGAACTTGAAGCCCTCTGGCGTCGTGGTGACGTCCACCCCGTTCTTCAGCCCGGGCAAGTTGTAGCGCATCCGGGCGATGATCTTGCGCCAGGCCTGCTGAGCCTTGAGGGCAGTCAGCACGTCCAGCTCATCCACCAGGGCATGGCCGATCTTGAAACCGACAATCGTCTGCGGCTTCTCCATCGACCTGCAAATCACAGTGCCGCGGGACTGCCGGCCGCTGTAGATGTGAACCTCGTGGTTCGCCTGGTTGATCTTGGTCTTCAGCCCCCAGTCGTAGGCCACCTCATCCATGGTCGGATAGAAGATGTCCCGGATCTGCGGGTAAGTCGGTGCGAAGTAGCCAGCGTTAACGCCGGGCCACTCCATGAAGTGCTTGCTCAGTGCCGAACAGCCCACCCAGGTTTTACCTGAGCCGAACCCAGCAACGAACGCACGAAACTTATGGGGCAGCGTGAGGAACTGAGCCTGCGGAACATTAAGGCTCGGCATTCGGTTTCCTCGCATCCACTACGTCGACCTGGATGCGGGTCGGGATCACCGGTTCATCGCCCACGTCTTCCTTGCGCGCCCGGTTGACGTAGATGTCGCCGGTTTCTTTCGCGGCCTGCTCAAGGATCTGCATGGCAAGGCCGATGTTCTTCATCGTCTCAGCCTTCTCCACAAAGCGGTTCATCGCGCGCAAGCGAAAGGCGCGGTTGGCAATGGGAATGTCTTCAGTTTCTTCGCGGAAACGTTTTCTGGTCTGCTCGAAGAGGGTCTTCCATCTGTCCGCGAGCTTCTTGCCTGAAACCTTCGTCGGGTCGTGGGATTCGACCTGCTGGCGGGTGATGCTCAAACTGAATTCTTTATGGACCGCCTCAACCACCTGAGAAGGCGTATCGAAGCAAGCGAGAGCCTGTACTACAAAGATCTTCACCTCACTGCTTAGAGCTGCCATAGGCGTTCATCCGTCCAAACCTGTCCAAAATCAGGCCGACTTGAGCAGACAGGTTCCGCAGGCCCTCGCAATGTTCAATTTCCCCACCTCAGCAGGACTGTTTGCAGCATCCACCAACGCTTGAACGTCAGGGCTTGCACCGTAGCGGCGGACCACACCGACGAACTCTTCGACGTCGTGTCCCTGAAGCTTGATCTTCGGTGCACCGTCTTGGGTGAATGCTGGTTGACCGTACTTATCGGTCGCGTGAGCCAGGTGGTACAGCTCATGTTCGATCAGGGCGCAGAACTCAAGGTCGCTGCACTGCGCGCAGTAATCAGCAGCCAACGTAATGATGAACGCTGGGACATCGCCGAACCAATCGCGCATCTGTTGCTCCATCCGGGCTTTCTGCCAACCGCCAGCGCGGAACGCTACCTGTTCGGCCTGGCCCAGAACTGTTCTTCCTTGCTTCTCGAAGCTCGACGAGGCCCACATGATCCGGATGTCTGCATCCAGTAGGTGGGCATGGTCTTCATTGTGAATGCTGCCGGTGTCAGCGAGGATCTCGGCTTGGAGCCATTCCCAAACCTCCGGCGCCGGGGTCAACCGGATACCAGAGTCGGAAGTCTCGGCCAACTCAAGTAGTGACGAGGGCGGGTATGGCCTTTCCATCGAATGCTCCTTGCAGACTTCCAGGCCTAGCGGCTATAGGGGTTAATCTAGCGCCGTCACTAGCCCGAAGCCGATGAAGGTCATCAAAAACGATCCCAGAACATGCGTGAGCACCGTAGCAGCAGCCCAGCCGAATCTACCTTCTTGCAGCATGAATACGATCTCAGCGGAGAACGTTGAAAACGTAGTCAGCCCGCCACAGAAACCCGTGGTGACGAGCAATCGCCACGCAGGATCGAGATCTGGCATCTTGATAAAGAAAGCCATGGCGCACCCTATGATGAGTCCGCCAATCAGGTTAACGAGGAGCGTACCCAGCGGCATGCTGGGGAACGCACCATTAAACTTCAAGGCAAGCGCCCACCGAAGCACACAGCCGAAGCTGCCACCAATGATTACCGCGAAGAGAGACTTGTACATTCGAGACTTCCAAAGAGATCTGAGGATCCCTATGGAAAGACAGGCGACAGCCTACGCACCCTCCATAGGGTTTGCGTAGGCATCATCAGCCAGAAGGCGGTTATGAGGAGGAATGCCATCTCCTGAATGAATCATATGACAACCGGCATTAAGGCTCAATACTGCCAATACTTGTCTTCCAGTGGGCTACTTGGTCGTCACGCAGTCACCCGCTGAAGCCACTCCCCTATGATCCTCTGCACTACTGGCTCGCTCAGGATCGACGAAGGCATGTTGCCGACGATCACCGATTGAACCAAGGCATGCGGGATTATGTGGGCACCATCGCTGGCTACCACCATCAGGTGCGGGCGCTGGTCGGCTATGTCGTGGATGCTAGCGGTCATGCCCTACTCCAATGCCGCGCCACGATTTGGCGCATTCGAAAACGTGGCGCGGATTACTGCTTGCGACGCTCGATGCCTTCAGGCGCCTTCGGGCAACCCATGCAATGCTCACAGCTCAGCGTTCGGCAGAGCCATGCTTTGACCGGCTGCCAGTACGTGACCATGAAGATGTGGCGGGCACCAGCCAGGGCTAGGGCGGCATGCAGCGTCAGGCCGGCAGTGGTAGGCCCGAAGAAGATGTTCTGGCTGCGGGCCATAACAACGAACCCGCTGATGGCGATCGTCGAGTAGATCAGCTTCCCGAGAATGCCGTCCCTCACCTTCCCGCTCAGTACGCACCAGGCCGCCCACAGCGCGATAAGGCCGCAGGCGATGGAGTTGATCAGTTCAAGATTCATGGGTTGCCTCCCCCGAAACGCTGGCGGATAAGCGCCCAGAGGTCAGCGGCTTTGATGGCTCGGTTGATTGCTGCCAGGAGGGAACCGCCGAACGTGCCCAGCAAGAAACCAATGCCGGCGACGATCTTGGGCTCAGTGACATTCAGGTACGCGCTTACCATGCTCGTCAGGTACAGCGAGCAGGCAACCCCGGTGATCAAGAACACCATCCAAGCGCGCCAGTCGGACAAATCGTCCTTGTGCCACCAGCTCGCAACGACAGCCCCAATCAGGCCCGCAATCAGCAATTCGAACCTGTCGATCTTGTCGAGCAGGCGCTGTAGATACTCCATGCGCTCGACTCCGTGGGGCATGATGGAAATAGGTCAGCCCCGGCGGCACTCCCTGCTCAGTGCGAAGGGTGTGGCGGGGCCGAAAACAAAAAAACGTTGATTGATTTCGAGGCCCTGAATATGAAAACGTTAGCCCGCCAACCGGCATGCTGCGTTGTGGCATTGGCTCGATCCAGGCAAGTAATTACAAGGATGATGCTATGACGAAAAGAAACATCAAACTTCTATCATTAACCTTATTGGTTTGCGTCGCGACAATCGCAAACGCGGAGTCGCCAGATGCCTCACCCGAGGCCGAAACGCTGTATTTCAAGGCACTCCCTTACCTTGATAAAATTGACGAAATTGATAACGAAATTTTCAATATTCGGGATCAATTACCCAATGAGGAAAAGTTCCCCGAAAAGAAAAAAGAAGAACTCATAAATAAACTACGCACTCTAGTGGCGGAGGCCGTCCCCCTACTCAAGCGCTCAGCCGCTGATGGAAATCCAGCCGCACAATACCGGCTCGCTCGGCTCGCTATAGGCATTGAACCCAGAGAGCAAGCTGTAGGTCAGGTCTGCTCTTTATTGAAATCTAGCCTGACACAAGGGTTCGCCCCAGCAGGTATGCAGATGATCAGCTACTGCTTCGACGATGTAAAAACAGCCGAGTTTCGATCTTTGATTGACGCCTTACCTGAAAATACAACTTCGCAAAGCAAGTACTATCCGCAGCCAATGCTTATGCCTAGCTGCGATAGGGATAGTGATTCCAGGAGAAAAAATGCAATTGCATCTCTCAATGAAAAAGCTATTCGAGCCGAGCTTTACATGAGTCTATCAACTCAAATTTCAGGTCAGAACCTTAAGCAGGAAAAGATCCGCTATCTTCAAAAAGCAGCTAACTATGGATGCAGACGCGCTATAGAGCGCCTAAAACTGATAGATGACGTTCGGGACGTCAATGTTGTT